ATCTCCTTCCTAAAGGGTAGTACAAATAAACTATCTAATGAAGTCTGGAAAGAACTAGAAGAAGCTATACTTAATCTACAAGTAATGCCTAGTATGAGAGCCTTGATGACTGCAGGTGTTGCAGCTGAAAGAGATAACACTTGTATATACAACTGTTCCTACCTACCAGTAGATCACATACGTGCATTTGATGAGGCTATGTTTATCTTACTATGTGGTACAGGTGTAGGCTTTAGTGTTGAGAGACAGTCAATCTCCAAGCTACCTGACATACCTACTGAGATGGTTCAGAGTAATGATGTTGTATTTGTAGAAGATAGTAAAGAAGGTTGGGCAAAGTCTTTACATAAATTATTATCACACCTATATACAGGTGACATACCTAAGTGGGATATGTCTGCTGTACGTCCTGCAGGTGCTAGACTCAAGACGTTTGGTGGTAGGGCTAGTGGTTCACAACCATTGATAGACTTGTTTAACTTTGTAGTAGAAATCTTTAAGGGTGCTGCAGGTAGAAAGCTTAACTCTATTGAGTGCCATGATATCATGTGTAAGATTGGTGAAGTTGTAGTTGTAGGTGGTGTTAGACGTTCAGCTATGATCAGCTTGTCTAACTTAAGTGATGGACGTATGGCTAAAGCTAAGTCTGGTCAATGGTGGGAGAATGAAGGACAACGTGCATTGGCTAATAACTCTGTAGCTTATACAGATAAGCCTGACATGGAAGGGTTTATGAGAGAGTGGTTATCTCTTGTAGAATCTAAGTCAGGTGAGAGAGGTATCTTCTCAAGAATAGCAGCTGACAATCACGTTAAGATGAATGGACGTAGGGAAACAGGGTATGAGTGGGGTACTAATCCTTGTTCAGAAATTATCCTAAGACCTTATCAGTTCTGTAATCTAACTGAAGTTGTTGTACGTGAAACAGATGATAAGGAAAGTCTTAAGAAGAAGGTAAGACTAGCTACCATACTAGGTACATTACAATCTGCCTTTACTAAGATGCCTTACCTCCGTAAGATATGGCAGAAGAATACAGAAGAAGAGAGATTACTAGGTGTATCCTTAACAGGTATCATGGATAACATGGTCTTATCTAAGACTAGAGATAGTAAGACATGGCTAAAAGAAATGAAGCAGGTAGCTATAGACACTAATAAGGAATACTCAGAGATGTTAAGTGTACCACAATCAGCAGCTATTACTTGTGTCAAACCTTCTGGTACTGTATCACAGTTAGTTGATAGTGCTTCTGGTATTCATGCCAGACATAGTGACTATTACATTAGAACTGTACGTGGAGATAACAAAGACCCACTTACTATGTTCTTAAAAGACAGTGGTATCCCAGCTGAACCATGTGTAATGAAGCCAGACTCTACTACAGTGTTTAGCTTTCCTACTAAATCACCTACTGGTTCTGTTACTCGTAATGTTATGACTGCTATAGAACAGCTAGAGTTATGGAAACACTATGCATTAGAATGGTGTGAGCATAAACCTTCTGTTACTATTACAGTTAAAGATGCTGAGTGGATGGAAGTAGGAGCATGGGTATATAAGAACTTTGACATATGTTCTGGTATTTCTTTCTTACCTCATAGTGATCATACATATGCACAAGCACCCTATCAAGATATAGATGAAGCTAAGTATTATGCACTACTTAATGAGATGCCTGAGTCTATTGATTGGTCTGCTTTATCCTTATATGAGAAGAAAGATACAACAACTAGTAGCCAAACTTTAGCATGTTCTGCTGATGGTTGTGAAATAGTTGATATCTAAAGTTACAACATTAGCGAAAGTTTGCGTAAATGAAACTACTAGGCAACGACTTTAACATTACAGATGCGTTACTTAACCATTTAAAAATGTTATTTCCTAACAAACTTCCGTTAGAACATGTTACCCCTGAAGAGCTAGGTTTTCTCAGGGGACAACAGTCTATCATACAGAAGCTTGTTGAATTACAAAATCAAGACTACAACATAGAGGAATAAAATATGGGTGGATTATTAGGGGGTAGTAAAGCCCCTGCTCCTATGCCAACTCCTGCTCGTCCAGTGACAGCTGCAAGTAAAACTCCAGACATAGAGTTAGACGATACGGATTTAGAGAGCACAACATTAAAGAAAAAGAAGACAGGCAAGAAAGCCTTGAGAACAGACTTGACTATGGCTGATTCAACACAGTCAGCAAGTGACAGTTCTGGCTTACAGATACCTAAAGGTTAGCTTATGGGAGCTTTGACATACAATACAGGTTTTGTTAAGAAACTTACAAATAGAGACTCTAATGAAATAGACCAAAATACTAACATGACGGTTGAAGGTGAAGAGCCTGAACCTACTGAAGCTGTGTCAGACAGTAAATATAAAAAGAAAAAAGTAGAACTAAAGCCCTTCATAGAATAAGGATTAAGATATGGAAATGGAAACAGGAGTCGTAGCTAAACGTTATGGACAACTTGAAAGTGAACGAGATACGTTCCTTGAAAGAGGACGTGAAGCTGCTAAACTAACTATACCTACTCTTTTACCAGAGGAAGGACATAGTAGTTCATCTATATATCCTACACCTTATCAAGGTATTGGAGCAAGAGGTGTAAATAACTTAGCATCTAAATTATTACTTGCACTACTACCACCTAACAGTCCTTTCTTTCGTTTGACAATAGATGACTTTGATTTACAAGCTATTGCAGGTGATAATAGAGGACAAGTTGAAGAAGGACTAGCACGTATTGAACGTGCAGCTATGGCAGAAATAGAATCTAAAGCTATCAGAGTACCAGCTTTTGAAGCCCTTAAGCTTCTCATAGTAACAGGTAACTCACTAGTATATATGCCTAAAGAAGGTGGTATGAAAGTATACAGACCTGATCGTTATGTTAATAAACGTGACACAATGGGTAACTTACTAGAAGTTATTACTAAAGAAAGTCTTAATGTTTTAAACTTACCTGATTCAGTAAAAGAACTTATGCCTCCGTCAGACTCACCTGTCAAGAACTATGACCTATATACTAAGGTGTGTAAGGTTGAAAAAGGATGGGAAGTATATCAAGAGGTAGCAGGTATAGAAGTACCTGAGTCAAGAGGTATGTTTAAGAAAGATCAGAACCCTTATATCCCACTACGATTTATTCGTATTGATGGAGAAGATTATGGTCGTGGTTTTATAGAAGAATACTTAGGTGACTTACGTAGTTTAGAAGCTTTAACTCAATCTATTGTTCAAGGCTCTGCTGCATCAGCTAAAGTTTTATTCTTAGTACGTCCTAATGGTACAACAAAAACAGCTAATCTAGCTAAAGCTCCTAACGGTGCATTCCTAACTGGAGATACTAATGATGTATCTACACTACAGGTACAAAAAGCTAGTGACTTTCGTGTAGCATTAGAAACTATGCGTATGATTAACGACAGATTAAGTGCTGCTTTCTTATTGAACACTAGTGTACAGAGACAAGCTGAACGTGTCACAGCAGAAGAGATACGTTTTATGGCACAGGAACTTGAGACTTCTTTAGGTGGTGTATACTCTATACTATCACAAGAGTTTCAATTACCACTAATAAACCTACTGCTTGAGTCATTAACTAAGCAAGGTAAAATGCCACGTATGCCTAAAGATAGCATCAAACCTACAGTGGTCACAGGTATTGAAGCATTAGGTCGTGGACAAGACTTAAATAAATTAGCTACATTCTTGCAATATCTACAGCCATTAGGTCAAGAGATTATTGCTAGTGAAATGAATGTAGGTGATTACATAGACAGACTAGCAGCATCTCTAGGTATTGATACTTCTGGCTTAATTAAATCTGAACAGCAGAAGCAACAAGAACAGATGATGATGCAACAGCAACAACAAGCAATGTTAGAACAACAAACAGTAGCTGGTATGGCACAAGGAGCTGCACCTAATTTAGCGAAAGCTGCTGTAGAAGAAGGATAATAATATATGGCAGACTCAATTAATACTTTTCAAGAAGAAGCACCTGAATCCCCAGAGCATCAACAAGCTATGCTTGATAGGGAAAGAGGAGCACCTGTGGATGAATCACGTCCAGATTGGCTTCCTGAGAAATTTAAAACTGCAGAAGATATGGCTAAAGCTTACTCATCTTTAGAGTCAAAGCTTGGTCAATCTAAAGAACCCCCAGAATCAGAGGTACAGGAAACCCCTTCTGAAAACCCTTCTGAAGTAGCTGAACTACTAGACAGTAAAGGTCTAGACTTCTCAGTATTTCAAGAAGAATACTCTGAAACTGGTACACTATCAGATGATGCTTACACTGCTCTTAATGAAGCAGGTTTCTCTAAGCCTCTGGTAGATTCGTGGATAGCTGGGCAAGATGCTTTGGCTGCTTCCACAAGAGAAAGTATGTATTCACTAGCAGGGGGAGAAGAACAGTATGGTCAGATGGTTCAATGGGCTTCTGACAACTTACCTGAAAGTGAAATAGATGCTTTTAATGCAACAATGAATACGCAAGATACTAATATGATTAGTCTAGCTGTTCAAGGTATGGTATCACGTTATCGTTCTGAAGCAGAACCTACTCTTATTCAAGGTAGTAATAATTCTGAACCTTCAGGTGGGAAATTTGATAGCACTGCTCAAATGACTACAGCTATGCGTGACCCTAGATATGCTACTGATCCTGCCTATAGACAAGAGGTGGCTAACAGGTTAGCAAAATCTAGTCTATTCTAATATTGTTGTTATGGTTGGGGGATTAAGTTCCCCCTTCCTTTTAAGTGCACGATTAACTTTGTGTATTTAAAAGGAACTGATCATTCCTAGACACTAAGCTATAAAGACAAACTATTACCCCTGACCCTTTGCGAAGGATACTCTTGGAGAAAGATTGTAGACATGCTGAGTGTAATTTCAACTCAACTTAACTACTAAGAGGTAATTAAAAAATGGCACAAGCTGCTTCAAACCCTGCTTACACCGTAAGCTTTCAGGGTCAAAATAATAATACAGGTGACGTTAGAGACCTGTTTCTCAAGCTATATGCTGGGGAAGTCCTAACTGCATTTGAAGAAAAGAAAGTCCTAATGGACAAAGTAAGAACTCGTACTATTAGTAAGGGTAAATCTGCTTCATTCCCTATGACAGGTAGAGCAACTGCTGAATACCTGACCCCAGGAAATGAGATTACTGGTGGTAATATCAGAGCAGGTGAGAGAATTGTAACTATTGATGACTTGCTTATCTCTAGTCAATTCATTGCTAATATTGACGAAGCTATCAATCACTATGACGTAAGAAGCATCTACTCTAAAGAAGCTGGTATTGCGTTAGCTAACGAAGCTGATAGAAACGTTGCAAGAATGCTTGTTAAAGCTGCATTATCTACTAATGCTACTAGAGCAGCAGGTCTTGTTCAAGACTATAAAGCATTTACTGAAGAAGATTTTACTGATAACGTAACTATTGGTACTCAGACTGCAGATTCAATAGACCCTGCTAAACTAGCTAAAGCTATCTTTGATGCAAAGAAAGAGTTTGACATAAAGAATGTTGATCATACTTCTGCATGTGTAGCTCTTGCACCAGATCAGTACTATGCATTACTAGACGTTTCAGATGGTTCTAAGTTAACTTATATGAATAAAGACTTTGGTGGTAATGGTAACATTGCAGGAGCAACTGTTCCTATGATTGCAGGAATGCCTATCGTTATGTCTAACCATGCTAAAGTTGCTAACTTATATCAGAACTTTACTACTGGTAATGCTGCAGAAGGTAAGACTTCTGACAATGCTCCACTAGCTAATACTGCTGGATCAGGAAGAGCAACTCACTATGACTTACCAACTGCTAACGTAGATGGTGCAGACATGGTTGCTATTGCTGCTAAGTTTAGAGGCTTTATCTTTACACCTGAAGCTGTAGCTACTGTTAAGCTACTTGACTTAGGTATGGAATCAGAGTACCAAATCAATAGACAAGGTACACTCATGGTTGCTAAATATGCAATGGGACATAACGTTCTACGTCCTGCTGCTTGTATTGGTCTAATTGAGGCTTAATTATAATAACAGGGAGAGGTTTCTAGAGCCTCTCTCTATATTTATTGGAGTATTAAATGGCAATAACACATGCAGGAGAAACCTTTCAGGGTTTACGTATACCTAAAAGTTCTCCCAAAGGTACTAAGTCTCATGCTGTATTAATAGGTACTAAAGATAAACCAAAGTTAATTAGGTTTGGTGAAAAGGGTGCAAAAACTAATCAATCTAAAAAACAACGTGATGCGTTTAAAAGTAGACACCAAAAGAATATTAAAAAAGGTGAAACATCTGCAGCTTATTGGGCTAATAAGGTTAAGTGGAAAGCATAGGAGAATGTAATGGCAGGAACAACACAGATAGATGCAGTCAATACAATGTTATCTGCTATTGGAGAAGCACCAGTAAGTAGTCTAGATTCTGGACTTATAGAAGCAGAGATAGCTGAGACAATATTAAATACAATAGACAGAGAAGTACAATCTATGGGTTGGCACTTCAACACAGAATTAAATAAGAGCTTTGCTCAATCTACAGACGGTGAAATTATTTTACCTAGTACTATATTAAGAGCAGATGCTACACTGACAGCACAGAGTCCTGACTTAGTACAACGTGGTACAAGAATGTATGATAGAAAAAATCACACTTTTGTAATAGGTGCTTCAGCACAGTTAGACGTAGTAGTACAATTAGAATTTAACGACTTACCAGAGATATGTAAAAGATATATCACCCTACGTGCTACAAGAGTCTTCCAAGATCGTGTAGTAGGTTCAGGTACATTACATGACTTTCAATTAAGAGATGAACAAAATGCATTGATGGAATTAAAAGAGTTTGACAAAGCTACAGATGATCATAACATCTTTGATAACTACGATACATATGCTATCATTGACAGACAAGGACGGAGAACACTCTAATGGCACTTATCAGTCAATCAATCCCAAACCTAATTAATGGTGTATCTCAACAGCCACCATCTTTAAGACTTAGTACTCAAGCAGAAGTACAAGAGAATGGTTTATCTAACGTTGTTACAGGTTTATCTAAACGTCCAAGCTGTTCACATATAGCTGACTTAGGTACAATCTCTAACTTAGATAAAGCTTTTATACATACTATACGTAGAGATGAGAATGAATTTTATTCTATGGTAGTAGATACTGCAGGTACTATCAGGGTGTTTGACAAAGATGGTGTGTCTAAGACAGTAACCAACAATGCTGCATCTTACTTAAGTGGTTTAACTAAACCTAATGAAGAATTAGCAGCAGTGTCTATTGCTGACTCAACCTTTATTGTAAACAAGAATACAATCGTAGCTAAAGCTAGTACAACATCTACTACTCGTAATCCAGAAGCTTTAGTATATGTTAAGCAAGCTGACTATTCTTCAACTTATCGTTTAGTATTAACCAAAGGTGGTACTAGTAGAACTGTACAATTTGCTACTAAATCTAGTACTCAGTCAAGTACATCTTTAACACAGAATGCAGAACGTGGAGCAGCTACTGATTTAATAGCTACTAATTTAAATACATTTTCTGGTACTAGTGTTAGTAGTACTTATTATGATAACATAACTAATGGTAGTGCTGTATCAGGTTTAACAGTTACACGTTATGGTAACGTATTACACATACAATCTACAAATAGTACAGACTTCCAAGTAGAAGTAGGTGACTCTCATGGTGGTCAACATTTATTAGTATTCAAAGATGAGACACCTGACTTTAAAAAATTACCTGTAGAAGCTCCAGTTGGTTATGTCATAAAAGTATCAGGAGATAATCAGAAAGCTCAAGATGATTATTATGTAAGATTTACAGATGATGAAGTCTGGAAAGAAACACTAGAGCCTAACATATTAACAAGCTTAAATCCTACAACTATGCCACACAAGCTAACTAAATTAGCTAATGGTAACTTTCAGTTTGATCCTGTCACTTATGAACCAAGAACTGTAGGTGATGATAATACTAACTCCTTCCCTTCTTTTGTAGGTTTTACATTAAGTGATATATTCTTTCACCGTAACAGATTAGGTGTACTAGCTGATGAGAATGTTATATTCTCCAGAGCAGGAGAGTTTACAAGCTTTGACTTTTTCCGTAAGTCAGTATTAACTATAGTAGACAGTGACCCTATTGATGTTGCAGTATCTTCTAACAAGGTTAGCATACTTAAACATGCTGTACCTTTTAATGAATCCCTATTATTATTCTCAGATTTAACACAGTTTAAAGTTACTGCTGATCCAGTACTAACACCTGAGACTATTAACATATCTAATACTACAGAGTTTGAAGCCTCCTTAAGAGCTAAACCAGCACAAGCAGGTAGGTTTGTTTACTTTGCCTCTAAAAGAGGAGCATGGTCTGGATGTTGGGAATACTTTGTAGATACTGATACAGATAGTAATGATGCTACAGAGATTTCAGCACATGTCCCTGAGTACTTAGATGGTGAGATAATTAATATACAAGCTTCTTCTAACGAAGATATGCTACTTGTACAAACAGATAATGACCCACAAGCTGTCTATGTATATAGATACTATTGGAGAGGTAGAGAAAAACTACAAGCCTCTTGGTCACGTTGGACGTTTACAGGAGATATACTTGGAGTATCCTTTAATCGTGCTGATATAACATTACTAGTCAAACGTGCTAACAACTTATTTCTTGAACGTATTAACTTATCTGTAGATGATGCTACAAATTATACAACTAATAAATTTAGTATTCATTTAGATAGACGAGTTAAATTACAAACAGGTGGTCTCACAGCTATACCTTATACAGATAGTGCAGTTATTTATGTAGATCAGACAGGTAAAATTATACCTTTATCTGCTGTAGCTGCTAAATTAGCTGCATCAGAAGTAGTATTTGCAGGTATACCTTTTCAATTTAAGTACCAATTCTCTGAGCCTATTGTTAAAAATGGTGACAAATCTATAACAACAGGTAAGTTACATATAAGAAACTATGCAGTTGTTTATAGCAATACAGGTTTCTTTCAAGCAGAAGTCACTCACTCAAAACGTACCCCTTATGTAAGAAACTTTACTGGACGTATTGTTGGTGCTGCTTCTAACGTTTTAAACAAAGCTGCTATTGACTCAGGTACTTACCGTTTTGGAGTACTTGGACATGGTAATGAAACAAGTATTACACTAAAAAGTTCTAGTCATTTCCCATGTATATTTCAGTCAGCTGAGTGGGAAGGATTCTTTGTACTACGTTCTAGGAGACTATAATGAAAGCCCATGTGAGACAAAGCACCCAAGAAGATGTAGATTATCTATGTAATAATCTTAGACCTGAAGATAGGCAAGAGGTGATAGCATCACATGGTAGTACAGAGAAGGCTTTACAAACTGGATTAGATTTGTCTGACGAATGTTGGACATTTCTAGTATCAGAAACAAATGAAATAGCAGGTATATATGGAGTAGCTAGACAGGATGACACAGTTGCGTGTGTTTGGTTACTTACTACTCCTGCTGTTCATAAAATATGGATAACTTTTTTAAGAGAGTCTAAAAGATTGACAAAAGAAATGAATAAAAAGTATACTATCTTGACTAACTCTGTTGATGCAGAGTATACTGTGGCTATAAAATGGCTTAAGTTTTTGGGTTTTACTTTTATTAACAAACATAACCAATGGGGTAAACCCTTTTTAGAATTTGTAAGGATATAACATGGCAGGATTACCTCCACAGGCATATTTGCAGATGGCTCAAGTAGGCTTTGAGTTGCTTAATAAAAACAATGAAGCAAAAGCACAAGAAGCTAGGTATCAACAGAACAGAATTAATGCAGTAGCTGCACGTGACTTAAAGATACAAGCACTTAACACAAGAGCTATACAAGAAGTAGAAGCAGTAGCAGAAGATAAAATGGCTCTAGCTATTAAAGCTTTAGAGACAAAAGAAAGCCAAAAAGTGGCTGCAGGTGAAGCAGGAGTATCTGGTAAATCAGTTAAACAACAGATAGATTTAACAGAAGCTAGAAAACTTAGAGGTATGGATAAGTATAATGCTAATATTGAAAACATTCTTACACAAATTGAACTAGAAAAAACAGGTCTTAATGCAGAAGCTTTAAATAGTATTAATGCTTTACAAAGAGGAGTACAACCTAGTTTAGGTGCTGCTATAGTAAAAGGAGCATCAGCTGCAGCTACAGCTTCAGTTAAATATGGTGATGGTAAGTTATTTGGTATGGATTTATTAGCTAATAAAAATGTAACAAACTTAGTAGAAAAAGGAACGTATGGTGACCTTATAACTCCTTTAATAAAAGCACCTCCTTTCAGTATAACATCCACATAATTTATGAGGTATTAAATGGCAAAGAGAACTCCAGTAAGTGGTTTAGATATTAGTGGAATTTCTACTAAACCTGTAGCAAGACCAGTAGATACTTATGTACGTCCTGCAAAAATTCAAACACAACCTTCTCCTTTAAGTCAGTTTGTAGATGCTATAGCTCCAGCAGTAAAAGCTGTAGAAGATAAAAACTTAGAGACCAGATTAAAACGTGAAAGAGAAATAGAAAACTTTAGATTAAAATCTAAGTATGCACAGATGGAAACAAATGCATATGAATTAAACCTAAGTGTGGAAAACGATTTTAAAGTAAATGAAAAGACTTATGTTAAAGATTATACTAGTACTTCTTATTTAGAGCCAATTAAAAAACATCAATATAATTATCTAGAAACTTTAAAAAATCAAGGTACTGATGAACTTGTTATAGAAGCTGCTCAATTAACATTTGATAAACATAATGTTAAATATGTAGCTGACTTTAATGCTGCAAAAGCTAAGTATAATACTGACTTACTTAACAACAATAATATGGATACCCATACACAAACAATGTTAAGTACTGGGCAAACAAAAGAAGAAAAAATAAAGAATCATCAAAATATTATAACGCAGTTTGCAGAAGCTAATCCTTTACCTAATGGTAAGCCTGATTTTAAAAGAGCAATAGATAATGCTTATAATCTTTTAAAAAGTCAACCTACGTATGATAATACTTTGTGGGATGCTTTATCCACAATGAAGTCTAAAGATGGTAAAAAATTACCAGTTATGTACACAGCAGAAAAACGTAAAGACACTGCTGTAATGGAAAAAGCAAGAGATACACAAATACAAAAGAACCAACTTAACAAAGTTAAAACGGAAACTCTTGCAATTAAAATTACTGATGCTATAAATAATGGTACACGTATAGATAATATAACATATAGAAACCCTAAAACAAACTTTAACGTAGCTTTTACTACAGCTGAGAAAGATCAATATGTTACTGCTTTAATACAAAGACCTGAGTTTCAAAGTAAAACTTCTAGAGCTAAGTTATTTGCTCAAATTGGACATGTACCTGCAAATATAACAGCAGAATTAAAAAAGGGTATTCAATATATAGACGGAACTACTGTTGCTACTTCAGATGACGATAATGCTCTTATAGAACAAAGTTATTTAATTTGGGAGTCTTTAAAAAACGCAAACAATAACATGACTAAACTTATTGGTGATGATGCACATAAATTGTTTTTAGCTATGGAAACAAATATTAGAGAACAAGCAACCACTGGCACATACCAACCTGAAACTATGATGACTTTAGATGCAGAAGGTAGTGATCCAGAAGTAGCTCTTACTCCAAGACAACCTATTAATTATAATAATGCTGCTAATGTAATTAGTAAGATAGATATTAAAAACTATAAAAAATCTGATTCTTTAAAAAAGCTACTAGCTACTAAAGTAAATAGGAACAATCTTCTTCAAAGGCTTTTTGGAGGAGCAGACTTATCTGAAGTTACTAATGCTGCTTCAATCTTACCAGATATTACAGAACGTGCTCACTACATTCAAATGAGTGATCCAAGCTTAAGTGAAGAAGAAGTAGTAGAAAAGGCAATAACAAGTGCTGAAGCAGATTACACTATAATAAAATCAGGTGCTGGTAAGAACTATGCTTTTAAACATTTAAATACTGATGTAGGTTCTCCCTTAAAACCTGAAGTTGTTTTACCAGAGTTTAATAAAGTATTGCTTGAGTCTAAAGTAGTAAGACAATACGTGAAACAAACTTTTCCTAACCTTAATGAAGATGATCTTAAAAGTATAGATGTTGCTATTGAACCTTTAGGTAAAGACCCTAATCAAGTAAGTATTAACTTATATAATATAGCTAAAGGTAGAGAATTTATAGGTATGTTTAGAGTTCCTTACAGTAAAAGTAAAATATTAAGTAAGAAAGGTCAGAAAGTTGTATTACAGGAGTTTGCTAATACTTTGACAAAAGAAATTGTACCAGAAGGTTCAACTAGTTATTCTACAACAACAGCCCCTAAAACAGATTTTATAGAAGTAGGTACATTTACAAAGCCAAGTAGTGAAGACTATGATACTATAACAACTGAAATGGGTACACTTAAACGTTCAGACCTTAATACTAGTGTAGGATCAGTTATTAAATATGTACTAAATTCATTTGGTGATCCTATGGTTCAAAACTCAGAAGCAATAGGAGCTTTATCAACAAGGTTAGGTAAATCTTTAACTGACCCTATTTTTAATCTTATAGCAGATGAAATAAAAAAAGCAAAAGACTTTGAGGGTTTTGGTGCTGATGATGTTATAACTGAAATGGGTACAATTAAAAGTACGGATAAGGATAAACAATCTTCTTTATTAGATGATGTTGTAAATACTGCAAGTAATATTGTAGATCAAATTAAGCCTATTAGTACAGCTAGTGCAGATAGTACTCTAGATAATACAAAAGTAAGTAACCAACCAACAGGAGATCAAGTGATTATAGAAGGTAATACTACAGAAGAAAAAACAGCTAACATGATAGCAACTCAAGAAGGTTTCTCTAGCACACCTTATGCAGATGGTAAAGATAAGTCAGTAGGCTTTGGTTTCTATTTACCTGCTTTAGAGGCTGATGAGAAAGCTTTGATTAAAGATGTTAACAATGTTACAAAAGAAGAAGGTGTAGCAGTACTAAAATTAAAAGTACAGAAGATTGGTAACTATCTAGAAAAAGAAATGCAAGGTTTTAGAAATTTACCAGAGGAAGCACAGACAGCTATCATTAGTATGGGCTACCAGTTAGGTGTAACTAACCTTCCAAAAACTTGGAAAAAATTTACAGCAGCTATTAAAGAAGCAGGTCAGTATGAAGAAGGGTCTACTGAACAAGCTGAAGCTTTAGCTAAAGCTAAGTTTGAAATGCTATATAGTAAGACTAAAGATGGTAAAACTGTCTTAAATAAATGGGCTAAACAAACCAAAGAACGTGCTTTTGAAATGGCTAATGCTGTAAGTGATGCTAACCTTTCAGTATAAAGGTACATAATTAAAAAAGGAAATGTAAATGTCAACAGTAACCTTAGATGAAATGTTAAAGACACTAGAGGCTGATGATACTAAAATACCTCTATCACAGACTGTGTCTGAATCTGCTCTTTTTGATTCTCAGATGAAAGAAGATAGTGAGAAATCAGACAGAAGTTTTTTTGAAAGTGCTGGTACAGCTTATAGTGAAAACTTATCTATAAAAGCTTTGGGAGACAGTATTGATAAAGCAACTACTGTTGACATTGGTGCACCTATTACCAACTTTACTCCTGAGTTAATTAAAACTTTAACAGAAGGTTTACCTATAGAAGCAGCTAAAGAAATATTAGAAGATGCTAAAGATAATGGTTTTCAAACAGCTATGAAGCAGAGAGAGTTTGCTTTAAAAACGTTAGATAATCGTAAAAGACTAGAAGCTGATGGTTTTACAGGTATAGCAGCTAATGCTTTTTCTGTGATGTTTGATCCTTTTGAATGGTCTGCTATATTAGGTCTTACTGCTGCTGCAACTACTGCTGGAACTCCTGTAAGTGGTGCAGCTGCTCTTACTGCAGGTACTATTAAACAAGCTTACAACGTTAAGAGAGCCTTTAAGGTAGGTGCTCTAGCTACAGCAGCAGAGAGTGCAGCTTTTGAAGGTATTAGAGCTAATGTTAAGTATGATATTGATGCTAATGATGTGTTTATTGCTGGAGGAGTAGGTGCTCTATTAGGTGGTAGTTTAAATGCAGGTAGAATAGCCTTCCAAAAAGCAGGGCAACGTTCTAAAATTGCACAGAAAGTTGTAATGGGTAAAGAACTTACACCTTCTGAAAAACTATTTCACGATCAGTTTAACGTAGATGCTTTAGCTGAAAAGATTATAGCAAGAGAACTAACAGGTGAAGCTTTTCTTGAGTCTACAAAAGGTGGACAACAGGTTAAAAGTTTTACTAAACTAAAAAATGAAGACGTAGCTACATTACCTCAACAAGCTGGATGGAGTATGTTTGGTTTACGTGAGTTAATTTCTACTACTGCTAGAATGGGAGCTTCAAATATAGCTTGGGCTAGATATACTGGCAGAGCTTTAGGAGGCAACTTTACTGGATATGAAGGTGGAAAGTTAGCTACTAATGTATCTGCTTCAGAGATTGCTGAATCTTTACAAGGTGTATTTCGTGATCGTTTAGCAACCCTCTTACCAAAAGCTCAAGCAAGGTTTGTTAAAGAAACAGGAACAAGTGTTGCAGAGTTTAATAGGGCTGTATCACGTTATGTGAGAGGAATAGATAGACAGAACGTAACTGATGATATAAAAATAGTAGCTGAAGAGATTAGTAGGGTACAAAACAGATTAGCAGAGTTAGCTGCTGAAGCTGATGTATCAGGTTTTACTAAGAAGTTATTAGGAAAAAATCCTTTTTACATGTCTCGTATCTTTGATAATGATAGAATTGCACAAATAAAAGCAAGGTATGGAGATAAAGCTAATGAATATTTAGATGAACTAATTGAGACAGCTATACGTAGAGAGCAGTTAAATATAGAAGATCAAGTAACAAAGATGTTAACTAAAAAAGGTAAAGTAGCAGACATTGATACAGTAGGTAATTATATAAACAAGATTGCAGTAGCTTATAGAAAAGGTATAACATCTTCTAAAATTGCAAAAAGAGATATACCTGATTCTAGTGAAATGACTTTAGAAGATTTAGGTGATATGCTTAAAGCAGAAGGATTTGAATTAGATGAGATAGATGTTGTTACAGAAATACTTACATTGTCTAACATACCTAGGTCACATAAACGAGCTAGAAATCGTATGGTTTTAAATGAAGGTACTACAATTAAAGTAACTAATCCAGATGGTGAACTAGAAGATTTAGCTTTTACTGACTTACTAGTAGAAGATGCTGAACAACTTGTTAACAGTTATATCTTTCAATTATCAGGTGCTATTGGTTTAGCTAGGAATGGTATTAATACTAACGTAGCAGGTAGTCAGTTTGATAAATTAAAAGGAAAAATAATAAGCGAAGGTGAAGCAAAAGGTTTACCTCAAGATGAAATAAGAAAAGCTGCAGATGCTGCACAGTTTATGTATGATGGTATCACAGGTAGACTTAAAAATAGAGAAGAAGTTCAGAACATAACTGATATGAACGTAGCTGTAAGAGCTTTTAGCTTCTCTGTAAACATGGGTATGTCTGGAATGTCAGCCTTAATGGAACTTACTAATTCTATGTTTGAGTATAGTTTTACAACTATCCTTAAATCTGCACCTGCTTACAAACAACTCTTTGATTTAGCCTCTAAGAATGGTAGATTACCTGATGGTCTTATGAGAGAGTTAGTTGAGACTATGGGAATGGGAAATGAAGTAGCTTTAGGTAAGTGGAATAATGTTACACGTTTTGATACTGAAGATATAGGTACTGTTATTTCTCCTGAACGTGCTAGTTTTAGTAAAAAAGGTTCTACTCTACGACAGGCAGTAGGTCTTGCAGAAAGAGGAGCTTATGGTGCACAGAAACACGTAGCTTATTGGTCTGGTTTAACAGGTGTTACACAGACTTTACGTAGGTTATCTATGATGCATTTTACTAATGAATTTGCATTAGCTGCAAGAAAAGGTAAATTACCTTTCTCTAATATAAAAAGACAACAGCTTGGTATTACTGATGAAATGGGTGATAAAATACTTAAGGTTATGAATAGTAATCTAGTTGAAAAAGCACCTAATGGAAGAGTAACTAAGCTTAACATTGACAAATGGGATGAAGATGTTAGAGAAGCTTTTCGTGCTTATGGGTTTAAAGATGCTAGAACTAATGTACAAGAAACTAACTTAGGGTCTACTAATAGATGGATGAAGTCTAGTCAAGTAGGTAGAACAATGTTTCAGTTTATGAACTTTACTTTAGGTTCTTTAGAGCAACAGACTCAAAGGTTAGGAGTTAGAGGTAACCCTTTTGGAGGAGGTGGTAGAGATGCCTCAGTAGCTAAAATATTAGTTGCAGCTGCTGCTATGGGTGGTCTTATGTATCTTGCTAGAGTACAGCTTAATGCTGCAGGACGTAGTGATGCTGATGAATATATTAAAGAACGTATGAAACCAGCTAACTGGACTATGGGTGCTCTTCAACAGATAGGAGCAGCTTCTATGTTTACTTATATTTATCAAGTAAGTACAGGGGCTATGTCTGGTAATTCTTATGCTATTACTCCTCCTGCTATATCTATAGCACAAAATGCTGCAGGTAGTTTAGCTAATATATGGGAAGGTGATATGACAGAATCTGAATATAGAAAAGCATTAAGAGTCTTACCTTACCAATCTTTATACGGAGCTAGACAAATAATTAACTCAGTTGCAGACTATTTTGCTAACTAAAGCTAAAGTTACAACATTAATAACGAGGAATACATATGCCATTATCATATCAAAATAATACTGGGGATAACAGTACGGATACGTTTAGTATCCCCTTTACCTACACTGCAACTAGCGAAATAAGTGTTACAGTTGATGGGGTAAACCAAACAGGTTTGAGTTTCCCTTCCACTTCTACAGTGCAATTAACCAGTGCTCCTGCTAGTGGCACTGTTGTACAGGTTAGACGTACCACAGATTTATCATCAAGAGCAATAGACTTTGCATCTGGTTCAGTACTAACAGAAGAAGACTTAGACAACTCTAATATACAAATCTTCCACTCATCTCAAGAAGCTAGAGACTTAACTGCTGACTCAGTTAACTTAGGTCAAGATGATAAGTGGGATATGCAGAATAAAGTTGTTAAGAATGTGGCAGACCCAACAGCTGCTCAAGAAGCTGCAACTAAGAATTACGTAGATACGTCTGCAGCTTCACAAGTTGCACAGGCAACAGCAGCTAAAACTGCAGCAGAGACTGCTAAAGCAGGAGCTGAAACTGCTGAAACCAATGCAGAGACTGCTGAAACTAATGCAGAAACTGCTCAAACAGCAGCAGAAGCAGCTAGAGATGCAGCAGTAGTAGCTAAGACTGCAGCAGAAACAGCAGAAACTAATGCTGAAACTGCTGAAACTAATGCTGAAACAGCTGAAACTAATGCTGAGACTGCTCAAACTAATGCTGAAACAGCTGAAACTAATGCAGGTACGTCTGCAACACTAGCACAAAACTATGCAAACAAAGTTGATGGTGCAGTAGAAAGTTCTAACTATTCATCTAAGGCATGGGCTTTAGGTGGTACTGGTGTTACAGATACTGCAGGTTCAGGTGGTGCAAAAGAGTGGGCAACAGATACAACTAATCAAGTAGATGGCACAGAGTACTCAGCTAAAGAATATGCTATTGGAACACAATCAGGACAGACTTCAGGTTCAGCTAAACAATGGGCTATTGGTGGTGGAAATGGTTTTAGTACTAACACTACAGTAGATGGTAGTAATTACTCTGCTAAGTATTGGGCTGAACAAGCTGCAGCATCAGTAGATAATTTTGATGATACGTATTTAGGAGCTAAATCTAGTGCACCTACATTGGATAATGATGGTGATGCTTTGAACGCAGGGGATTTGTACTACGATACTACTGATACTAATATGAAAGTTTACAATGGTTCAGCTTGGGAAAACGTAGCAGTTAGTACTGCAGGTTTTGCTTCAGCAGGGTTCTCAATAGCAATGAGCATAGCTTTATAAAGGATAAGAAATGGCACAGAATTTTAGACGATACACTCTACAAGGAGTAGGTACTGCAGCAGCAGATATTCCTGACGGAGCTAACTTTGATTCTTATGATACAATCGTAGGAATACACATGACAAACACAGCCACAACTGCAATACTTGTAGACTGTTATATTAATAATGGTACAGCAAACGTGTACTTAGTTAAAGGTGCACCCATAGCAAGTGGAGGTGCTCTACAGGTTTTAGATGGTGGAGCAAAGATAGTTGTTCAATCAGGAGACAGACTATACATTAAATCAGATACTGCCTCATCACTAGATTGTTGGGTTTCTGCAGTAGATGCAATTAGTTCATAAGGAGATTTATTATGGGATACGTAGGTAACCAATCTACAAACTCGTACTCTTCTATGGTTAAACAAGATTTAACAGGAGCATCAGGTGCTTCAGTTACCTTGAGTCATCCTGTAGCTAATGCTAATGAAGTAGAATTGTACATCAACAATGTAAGACAAGAACCAACAACATCTTATACAACAAGTGGTACTACATTAAGTTTTGTAGGTTACACAGTTGCAGCATCAGATGACATCTACGTCATATTTTCTGGTAAGGCTTTGCAAACTGTAGTTCCACCTGACGGCTCAGTAAGCACAGCCAAGATAGCAGATGATGCAGTAACAAATGCAAAGATAAACAATAGCACAATAGACCTTACATCTAAGGTTACTGGTGTATTGCCAGTTGCAAATGGTGGTACTGGGGTGTCAAGTCCTATTCTTGTTTATGCAAGAAAAAGCAATGGTAATGTATCAACAGCATCAACAATTATTTGGAATACTGAAATGGTTGATACAGCAGGTGCATATAATAATACTACTGGTGTATTTACTTGTCCAAAGTCTGGTCATTATGAAGTACATTGGCATTACTTACATAGATTTCCAGGATATCTACGAACTACTCTTCAAAAGAATGGCACTTATATATGGGGAAGTGGACAGAAATCTATTATTTATAATCGTAATGTTGATTCTACTGATGAATCACAAGTAAGTGGAATGGCTATAGTTAATTGTTCAGTCAATGATACTCTTTCTATTTACTTTATAGGTAGAAGTGGCACATCTGATATCTATGGTGAACAGAACAGTCATAATGGCTTTTTGGTAAAATTTTTAGGATAGGAGCATAGAGAATGGCATTAAGTAAAATTCAAGTCTCCTCAATGGCAGACAATACAATTCATGGCAGACGTAACCTTATAATTAATGGTGCAATGAATTTAGACCAAAGAAATAGTGGGTCAAGTGTAAAT